ATGAGCCACACAACTCTCGTAAACCTTTGGCAGACATGGCAATACGCGCAGTCACATTCCCAGCGGACCGTGACTGAACGCGTCAGTACTGTGCGCCGCATGTCCCTGTGGTGCAACGTCGCACCAGAGCGGGCCACCATGGAGGACATCGTGACCTGGCTCGCCGAGGGCGGTGACTGGTCGACGCAGACCCGTTGGACTTATCACACCTCGCTGGCCGCATGGTTCCTCTGGCTGCAAAAACAGGGCCACCGGATGGATAACCCCATGCTGCTGATCCCTAAACCGCGACGGCCCCGCAACGTGCCGCGTCCCACCACTCACGATGAGCTTGCCCGCATCCTGGGCGTGCGCATGTGGACCGCGACACGCGCCAAGGTGCTGCTGGCCACGCTGCAGGGCCTTCGCGCACACGAGATCGCCAAGGTTCGCGGCGAGCATTTCGACTTGGTCGCCCGCCAGATGGAAGTCAAGGGCAAGGGCGGCGAGACGAAGGTCCTGCCCCTGCACCCTGATGTCGCCGCGGTCGCGGCCAAGATGCCCACCAAGGGCTACTGGTTCCCTGGCACCAGCGGTGGTCATGTCCATCGCGGGTCGGTCTGCAACACCCTGCGTGCGGTGTTCGACCGCGCGGGCGTGCCCGGCAGTGGTCACAAATTGCGCCACTGGTACGGCTCATCTCTTCTCGAAGCGGGCGTGGACCTGCGCACTACTCAAGAGCTGATGCGTCACGCCAGCATCCAATCCACCCAGATCTACACCAAGGTCAACGACAAAATGCGCGCCGACGGCATCTCTCGCCTTGCCTTGCCGGGCATCGCCCAACAAGACACCGGAGCCGCATAACAAGGCTCACCCACCTAACCGCAGAACGCCCCGAGTAGTCGCCTCGGGGCGTTCTGTCATCTGGTACACACAATCACATGGCTCGCCGCTCCCCTTGGATGAACGAACGCGCCCAGTTCCTCGTCCGCTACCTCGCCGAGCAGCATGGCTTGAACATCACCGAGGACGTAGCGCGGGAAGACATTTCCCAGCAGGTCGACTTCACTGCCGAGCGGATGCGGATCGGCCGGCAAGCGGCGAAGTACTACGTGACCGAAGATCTCGTGAGCAAGCTCGGTGACCACATCGCCGAGGCAGTACGCGAGGCCCAGGCACAAGATCCACGCCGGGGCCTGCGAGTTGTCCGGGCAGACGACGCGTCATAGCGATCACAGCAAGCGGTGGGCTGCGGTGTAGTTGAGCAATTCGATGAGTGCGGTCAGGCCGGTGGTGTCTGCGGTGCCGGTGGCGTGCTGGTTGGCCAGCGTGCCGGTGAGGTAGTCGGTGATCAGCGGGGCCAGCCGGGGTAACGGGGCGGGGTTGATCGCGGCGAGTCGACGCCGCAGGGCGTCAGTGTGTAGCCGGTGGCTGGTGGCCAGCAAGTTGGCCAGCTCGGGGTTATCGAGGGCCAGGGGCAGCAGCGCCGTGTGAGCGCGGGCCAGTGTCCCGCCATGGCTGGTGTCGCTGGCCGCGTCGGTCAGATAGGCCTTGAGCATCCGTGTCAGGTGGCCGGCGCTGGCGGGTGCGTGTTGTTCGAGTAGTTCGTCGAAGGCGCGGCGGCGTTGGCGTTCAGTGTGGGTCGCCGCGCCGATCAGCAGGGCCGCGCGCGTGCGGAAGTAGTTACTGGTCGTGCCCGAGGGGACACCGGCGGCGGTATCGACGGTGCGGTAGGTCAGAGCCCGATCCCCACCCAGTGCCAGCATGCGCACGGCGGCGTCAAGCACCTGGGGGCGGCGCACCCCCATGGAGGGCCCCCTGCTTCGCGTACGCCTAGCGGGCGCGGACTCGGTAGTTGTCATAGTTGTTGCCCAGCCTAGAGGCGGCCAGGTCAGAGAGTCCGTCAGGTTTAGCGGCGATTGGGCTGTTTGGCTAGACAGCAACCACATTGCCCACTACATTTGTCGTAATCTTTGAGTGAACTGAGTCACTCGATTCGAAGATTTTCCGAGCGGGGGGTGTGCGGATGGCTGGTCCTTCGGGTTCTGATGGGGTGTTGCGGATCGATGCCCCTGCCCTGTCCAGCGCGTTTGGGTTGCTCGCCGGGGTAGCGCAGCGGCTTGGTGGCGGGGTGCGCAGCGCTGATGGGCGGGTGCGTTCGGTGCTAGGGCATGGTTGGTCTGGAGGTGCGGCGTCCTCGTTTTCCCCGATCTGGGATAGCTGGCATGAAGAGGCTGCCGGTTCTGCGAAGTTGTTGACGAACACCACGGAGCGGGCGCGCGGTAGCGCAAACCAACTGCATGAGGCCAGCGAGCGCCTGTAGTGACGCGGTTTCGGGTTGATCCGGCCGCGATGGCCGATATGGCCGAGGCGGTCGCGGCGCTACGGACCCTGATCAGCGAATCTGTCGAGCAGGGCCGCGACGGGCAACACAAGATGGCAGCGGCGTGGGACGGTGACACCGCCGTCAGCGCCGATGAAGCAACAGGTAAGTGGGTGGGCTCAACCGGCGAGCTGGGTGAGATGGTCGGCAAGATCGTCGACTACCTGCACGGTGCGCGTGAAGGCTATGTGCAGGCCACCAAAAGCAACGCCGACATGTGGTCAGCGGGGGGCGGCACGCAGCTCGACGTGGACCCGCCGCAGCTGGCCGCCTCCGGTAAAGCCGTTGAGGCCGCTGCTGATGCGTTGCGGGCTGCCGCGCAAGCACTTTCGGGCGGCACCTTGAGTTTTAATGCGGGCCAAGATGATGCCGGGTCAAATTTCGGCGAAGAGTACGTCTCGCGCGCTCAGCAGCTTGTGGCGGGCGTGTTTCAGGCATTAGGGGCTGCCCGCTCGGTCGGGTTCGGGATTGGGGTGTCGGCAGCCAACTATGCGCTCGCTGATGCGGCCGCCACGATTCCGCAAGCTAGTCCGTCGGTGGGGATGCCGACGAAATCGCATGAGCCGAAAATGTCGGTGACGATCAGTCCTGCCAATGGGGGCGGGGTGATGGCCCCAGCGTTGTACTCGGTGGTGGAGTTTTTCGTCGGCGACGTGTGGCCCAACGGCGACCCCTCCGGTGCCAGGGCGGTGGCCGCGCCGTGGAAAGCGTTGTGGCAGGCCCTTCCCAGGGTCGCCGCACAAATACAGGCCGCTAAGGTCGGGGTGGCGGGGCAGACGATGCCCGAAGCCGAGACCATCGGTAAGGCGATCGACAACATCACGTCCTCGTTGACCCAGCTGGCGCAGCTGTCGGGCAAGCTCGCGAGTGAGCTGGAAGGGTTCGCCGACGACGTGCAGCACGCGCAGGATTCGGTGCGGGATTTGTTGCGCCGTTTGTCGCCGTCGAACATGTTGGACACGTTGGGCGACTTTCTGTTTCACGGCGAATCACCGGTCGAGGAGATCAAGGCCGTTGCCCGCGACATCAAGGGCGTTTTGGATAATCACGGCAACCAGGTCGAGGCCCGCAAATCCGACCTGCTGGGTATCGGGGCGCAGATCGATGCGGCCAAAGACGCGATCAAGGGGTGGGTTTCGCGCGAGTTCCCCTCGGCGGCACCGGTGCTCAATGCGCTGATCAGCTTCGATGCCGGTGGTTTGAAGAACCTGACCGGGATGTTCACCGGCCCGCTGGCGATGCTGGCCGGGCTGGACCCGACCACTGACGGTGCGGGGCAAGCCTGGCGCGGGCTGGGCAAAACCGCGTTGACTGCGCTCAATCCTGGTGCGGCGATTATTGATTCGGCCAAGCAGATCGCAGAGTTTGCCCATGACCCTGGTGGGCAGACACAGAAAAGCTTGGACGTTGTCAAGGGATTGGTGGACTGGGAAGACATCAAAAAGGGCGACATCTGGGAGGCGGCCGGATACAACGCCACCACGGTAGCCACGTTCCTGGTACCCGGCGGCGGAGCAGCGCGGGCGACCTCCCTGGGCGTTGACGGCGCCCGTGTTTCAGAAGGTGTGGTCAACGCCGAAATCAAAGCCACAACCGGCCTGGGCCGCGATGCCGCCGCCATCAACCCGGTGGCCGATGTGGCGGCGCAAACCGGCAAGATCAGCGAAAGCTTGGGGAAGCTGCCCGAGGGCATCAAACCCGGTGAACTCAAAATCGGACCCTCCACCGAAGCTCCCCCACCAGCGGCAAGCCTGTCCGAACCCAAACCCGGCCCCATCGAGCACCCTGGCGCCCCGGCCGCTGAAATCAAACCCACCGCTGTCGAACCTAAAACAGAAGCACCGCAACAACAACCATCGGCTGCCCCCGCAGAACACCATCCACCACCGGCACCCGAACGTGCCGAACCCAAACCCGACGACGCCGCCGTAGTCAGTCACAACAGCGGTCCCGCTCACAGCGAAGCACCGGCACATAGCGTGCCCGCCGGGGCAGAACGTCCGGTCCCGGTTGGCGAACGCGTCGGTGAGCCCTCGCAGGTCGCACCGCCCGAGCGCACACCCGCATCCGCCGCCAGCCATCCCACACCACCGGACGGGCCCGGCCCCGGCCCGTCAGAAACCACCACACCCCAATTCGGCGACCACCCGGCCGCACCCGCTGATCACGTACCTGGCGAGCGCCCCGCCGCACCGGGCGAGCACGGCGCGCCGTCTGGTGAACGGCCCCTCGCGCCTGGTGAGCGTCCGATCGAACCCGAAAGCCCGCGCACCCCGGCGCATCCGACCGAATCCCCGCGCACTGTCGACGGCCCGGTGCCGCCCGAACGTGCACCCGCACCGCACAATGCGCTGCCCGAGCACGGCGAACCCGTCCCAGCCCACACCCCGGCGGCCGGCGAGCACACACCCCCGACAACACCCACCGGGCCCACTGCGCCCGCTGGCCCTGCGGCGCCCGCGCACCCGACCTCCCCGACCACGCCGCACGTGCCCAGTACGCCTGCTGCGCATGGAGAGCCAGTCAAATCGTCGACCATCACGCCGTTGCGTGAATCGATCCGCGAACCGCTGACCCCCAACCGGCCGCTACACGAGCCGCCCGCACCGGTGGAGTCCAAACCCTCCCTGGCCAAGACCACACCGGGCGAAGCGACCCCAGCAGCAGCCAGAGCACACGAACCCGCACCCACCGAACGACCAGCGGCCAATGGGCGCCCCGGACCCGAGCGGCCCGCCGAGCCAGCACCAGGGGCGGGGCGCGGACATGATGGCGGCGAACCACCAAAACCACCCGGCGACAACGGCGCTCTACTCGGGGCACACGGCGAACGCCCTGAGTGGGTGCAGAAGGTCTTGGACGGACAGCTGGAGCGGCCCGTCGACCCGGCACAGATGCGTGAGTTGTGGGACCACCTGGGCCCGGCTGAGCGCACCGGTGTGTTCCGCCAAGACCCGATGTTCGGCGACAACGCCCGTTTACCGGTCAAGGTGTGCGATGAGTACGCCCGCGATGCACTCGGTTACTGGCGCGAACGCATGCCCGAAAACGAGGCCTTCCGCAGCATCGAAGAAGCCATCCAAAACCACCCCGACCAACCGCAACGATATTTACTCGGATTTGAGCGTGACGGGCGCTCCATCACCTCGGTCGGCAATCCCGACCTAGCCTCACACACCGGCGTGCTGGTGCCCGGAACAGGCACCAAGGCAACCAAACTCATCCCCGACGGTGACCACCCCGGCTACATGCAAGTCGCCGAACGCTTCAAAGACAGCGCGGACTTCCAGCTGGGCCGGCCAGACACTGCGGTGGTGGATTGGCAGAATTACCGTGCGCCGCAATGGGTTTTGCCAGGCGCAGCGATGAACCGTTTCGCTGAAGCTGGGGCTCCGCGGCTCCGTGATTTCCTTGAACGCCTCGATCACACCAACCAGATGCCCGACGCACACCGCACCGTGATCGGACACTCCTACGGCGCGGTCGTCGTCGGGGAAGCCGCCAAGGGCGCAGGACTAAACGCGCACTCACTGGTGACTCTGGGCGGTGCGGGCATGCACGCACGCACCGTCGAAGAACTCATACTCCAAGGGGTCCACCTAGAACCCGGATCGGCACCGGTATGGGCGCTGATTCACCCCCACGACCCCATCCGGCTTCTCGAAGTGTCCGACCGCACCCCGATCGGACACGGCCGTATGACTCATGAACCAGATTTCGGAGCTCACCCGGAATGGATCGCAGAAAGAAAGGGGCTATGGATCACCAACACCAGACTGTCCGCGCACAGCTCCTATTGGGAATCCGGCAACAGCCTCGAAGTCATCGGCGAAATCATCGCAGGCATCAGGCGCTAGAAACGCGCACACAGCACTAGCATGGGACATGACATGACCGCACCACAGATCCACCCCGACCTCACCGACGAACTCGCGCGCCAGCGCACCATCGAACACATCGTCCACACCCTGCAACAGCTGCCCGACGGCTGGATCGTCGGATTCCAAGCGCCAGGCCGTGGGCCTCGTAGCGCCGGCAGCGGCGCAGTCGGACCCAACGGAGAGTGGAACTTCTATACCGGGTATTGGATCTGGGGTTACGGCGACCTCACCGGCGACGACGTGTTCGACGCATTCGTGAAGCTATGGAACTCCTGGGGCTGGATCGATTCAGTCGGATCGGACATCCCACAAAAGAAGTCCGCTCGTGGACACACGCCCGACGGGTATCAGTTCGATATTCAGCGCGGCGTTCACGGTGGCGTCGGCACCAGTTGGACCTCGCCGTACTTTCCTGCCTCGGGTTCGGCGTACGGCGGTGTGATGCCGTCGATCATCACGAAGGACGGGCCGCAGTCTTACGAACAGCCCCAGCGTGATTGACCAGTCTCCATGGGTTTCGATGAGTTGGCCGGTGATGATCTCGTTGGGTGGTTGGGCAGCTGGGTAGACAAGGTTGCCGGGACGGTCGAGATTCAGCGTCCCCCGGCCACCAGTGTCGGCGCGGTGACGGTGTCTGTGCGCGGCGAGCTGCAACGGCTCGACTTGAGCCCGGAAGCGGCTGGCGTGGAGCCGGAGGCGTTGGGCCGGGCCATTGAGCGGGCGTATGCCAGCGCGTACGTGGAAGCGTTGCGGCAGCTGGACATGGTGTACGCGCGAATAGCTGCCGATGTGTCTGGTGATGCCGTGCTCGCGGGGCGTGTGCGCGAATTGCGGGCACAGTACTCGGATTTGGCGGGGTTGAAGAGACTGATCCGGCCGCCGGCCCCGACGGTGAAGCGTCGCGATGTCGGCGCGGACGACCAAGACTGGGATCCGGCGGCGGACCCTTTGCAGCGCGGGAAGTAACCGCGAGAGGTAGGCCGCAAATGCCGAAATCGCCCCCACCCGGTGAGGGTGGGGGCGGTTCCGTTTAGGCAGAGGGTGAATCAGTGCGGCAAACGCTCGATCAGCTCGCGAATGTGCTCATCGGCCTGGCCTCGCTCGGTGCGCTCGGTGCGCATCTCCTCGCGTAGCCCGCCGATGTCGCGGGCCTGTTGATTCTGTTGCTTCTCAATTCTGTTGATGCCCTTGAGTATCTCGTCGAGGTCGACCCGCATGTTGGTGTCGTGATCGTTTTCGGTCTGTTCGCGAATGGCTCCTGTGTCGTCGGCGATTGCACCAAGAGCCTTGCCCACCTTCTTGCGATGCGCGAATGTCGCGGTACCCCATGCCGCCGCGACCGATGCCACGACAGGGGAAATCAGCACCATCGCCAGTGCGGCGAATTCCTTGGGCGAATCGATATCGCTGACGTTGACCATCTCGGTCAGCAGGCTCACCGGCCGCCGCCTGCCACGAGTTTGAACAGGCTGGACGGCACAACCGCCTTGGTCGCCGACGCGGTCCCGGAGCGTCCAAGCTTGATCGATGCCGCAGAGAACAGCAGCGACACCGCGAGGGTGCCCGCTCCCACGTCGAGGCCACGCTGCCAGTTGATCTCGGTCAGAGCCGCGTTGACCGCCGCGCCGGCCAAGTTGGCGCCGACGATGAATCCACCCGCGAAGGTCTTGATGGCCCGCTCAGCTGTATCGATGGCAGCGTCTTTGAGCCATGGTGGGATGGTGATGTGCATGACGAGTTCCTCTCGGATGGGGTTGTGGATAACCGATTCGGCGAATTCGGCTGTTGGGCTTACGGTGTCTGGAGAGTCCCTGCGCGCTCTCCTCGCGCGGGGGCCCAAGGGTCATCGCCGGAATCCGGCGATCACGTCGTAGGCGACCGCGATGCCGTCCCGGCCGCCGAACTCGGGCTTGGGCAAGTGGTACTCCCCGTGCGCCTGCAGGCCGGGTAGCGCGGCAATAAGGCTGATCAGGCCGGGGATGTTCTGCAGGACTCCAGTGGGCGACAGCAGTCGTCGCAGATCGTCGTCAACCTTGGTATCGCGCGACGATCCGGCCTGACCCATGAGGCTGCCGAGCGTGGGGTTTTGTCCCATTCCCTGCAGCCCGCCGATCATGCCGAGCCCGAGCTGCGCCATCGGGCCGAACCCGCCGAGCAGAGGGCCGATGAACGGCAGCGCCGCGGCGGCCCAGTCGGTGATGATGGGTACGGCGATGCGCAGTACGTGCACAAAGAACGGCAGCTCCAGCTCGGCCTGCACGATGATCGCATAGAACGCCGGGCGGATGTTGTCTGGGGCGATGGCGTAGAAGTCATTCCGGGCGTTGACGTTTCGGACCAAATTCGCAAGCCAGGTCGGCCGTGTCTTGCGGGCAATACCCGTGACCGGCGTCGAGGGGTTTCCGAACTGGACCACGCCGTTGATCCGGTCACGCAGGTGCCGGTACTTGCCGGGAGGCGAAGGCGTCCGCGTCGGGTCGCCGGGATGGATGAAACCGCCATCGCCGAAGAGGACTTCGAGCGCGTCCTCCATCCCATCCGCGCTCTGCGAGTACCCCGAAAACCACAGCTCGAGATCCGGGTCATTGATGTCGGGGTTGTGATCGAGGCAGTATTCCAGCGACTTGAACTGGTCGTAGGTGACCTCGTTGTAGCTGAATTTCGCGTCACCGCCAAGCAATCCGAGGTAGCCGCCCTTCTGGAACGACAGCGGCTGGTGGTTGATCTTGAGCACGTCCTTGCACCACTGGCCGAGGGCGAAGCTTGGACCCACGTTCCAGTCGGCACCCGATCCCGGCGACGAGTACAGCCAGATCTTGCGCCGCGGTGGTAAAGCCACGGCGCCGCCGTAGCCGACCCGGCCTGCGGTCAGCTCGTCGAAGACTCCGGTCTGAGGTAATCCGAGACGCCGCTGCATTTCTCGGGTGAACGCGGAGTCCCCGTTGCCGTAGTAGCCGTCCACCGGGCCCATGAGGTCCGCGTACGCCGAGGCGTACTGCTCGGCCCACCGCTGCCAGTGCGTCACGTCGTCGCCGCGCGCATCCGATGATCCCGGCTTGAGGGGCAGCCGGGCGCTCATCGGAGCACCACCCCGACCTTGCTGCGATCTGCCGTGCCGCACACCTTGTCTCGGATCTGGGCGACGGCCTCGACGAGGGTCTGGCCGCCCAGGCAGTTGAACTGCATGTTGAGCTGGTCGTCCGCGGGCCCCACGATGACGGGCTGTGAGGTGGCGGCGGTTTCGAGCTTGGCGTCCAGGTACCAGAAGTCGCTGAACAGCGGGTCGTTCCAGGCGCGGGCGTTGTCGTAGTAGTCGACTCCCACGCCATTCCGGTTGCCGTGGCTCTCCCAGTCAATACCGCGCACCGACTGCTTGATGTCACCACCGGGGGTGTCGGCGTAGAACAGGGTGCATGCGGTATGGCTGTATTCGCCGCCGCCGCCGTGCTGCAACCCGACGAGCATGATCGGCTGGAAACCGAGCGCCTGAATCCCGCCGGCGGGAAGGCGCTTGAACCCGATGTCGTAGACGATCTGATAGTTCAGCCGGAATGATTCCGTTGAGCCGTAGCGGTTTCCGGACCAATCGGTGCGGCCCATCAGCAGCGCGCCGGTCTGCAAGACAAGCCCTGAGCAGTCGGTGGAGCGTTTCGGGTCGGTGCTGAATGCGCCACCGAATGCGTACGGCAAGCCGCGGCGGGCGTGACAGAAGTTGTCAACCTCACGGGCCTTAAGCTTCGTGATCACCGTGGTCATCGGGTGTACTCCCTTTCGATGTGTGGGTCGATTTCCTGTGCGTATGACGAGAGCCGGTCAGATGCCCACCAGCCGAGCCGGAATGCGGCGGCGCCAAGTGCCAGGCACGGGGCTAGTACCGGGAGCAGCTGGCGCATTACTGGCCGCCCTTGTATCGGGTCTTGGGTGTGATGTCGATGTTTACGGGGCTGGCGCCCACGGTGATTGGCGTATCGAGCGCGCGGCCGCGCAGGTAGGTGGAGCCGTTGAATATGGCGTAATGGCTCACCACCGTGGAGGCCGGTATCTGCAACGTGCCCGCCGAACCGAGCGCGACGGAGTATCCGGCGTCGCCGCCTGTACCGTCAGCCGCGCCGCCCCACGTGGTATTGAATGATGCTGGCGTTGAGGCGATCACGTTGGCTGCGCTGGTGCCGCTGCCGGGGTCGCCGCTGCACGCCTTGACGGTGTTGCCGGCTGCCGCGATCTTGTTGCAGATGTCGATTTGATGAGCTGAGTTGGCTCCCACGTTGTCCTCCTATTGCTGGTTACTGGTATGCCCGGGCCCAGGCGCCGCCGGGTGCCCCCGCGCCGCCTTGGTTGCCGTTGAATGCGTTTCCGTTGCCGCCGTTACCGCCGCCACCGGGCGGATTGCCTGCGGCTTGGCTGGTGGATTGCACGGCACCGCCGTTGAAGGGCTGTCCGTTGTAGGTGTGCGTGCCGGGCGATTGCCCGTTGCGGGTGGTGCCGAATTGATCACCGGTGCCCCCAGTGGCCGAGAGCCCCGACCACCCCGACCCTGACACCGAGGCGGTGACGGTTCCACCACCAGCGCCCTTGTTGCCCTGCGTGCCACCAGCTGTCGCGGCGGGGATGATGAACGTGATCGAGGTTGCCGACCACGGGATGTCCACGCCGCGCTCCAGCGTGACGTGCGCCCAGTTGCCAGCGTTACCGCCACCGCCGGTGACGAATCCGGCGAACCCTCCACCGCCACCGTTGCCGCCGCCAACCAGTACGACGTCGATGTACCGGCACCAGGATGGGATCAGGTAGGTGATCGTCCCGGGGATGGTGTACTGCTGGGTCTCCGGGGAGTGGGGGCTGAACACTGCGGTGCCGCTGTCGTATCCGCCGCCTGTGTCGGATCCGGCCAGGCGGGCTACCAGTGTCGCGGTGTCTTGTCCCTGACCGAGGTCGGCGCCGGTGAGGTGTGCGAGCAGGGCTGCGCTGTCGGAGCCGATCCCCTCGTCGGTGCCGGACAGGAAGTACTTGAGCATGGCCGTGGCCGAGTCGCCGCCGGTACCGGTGTCGGTGCCCGTCAGGTGTGCGAGCAGCGTGGCCGCGTCCGAGCCGAGCCCGTCGTCGCGGCCGGACAGATGCGCAGTCAGCTCTGCGGTGTCAGATCCGATGTTGGTGTCGGTCACCAGCAGATGGGCCAGCAGCGTCGCCGAATCCTCACCGATACCCGTATCCGCCGCGAAGGCTCGGGGAACCCAATGCCACTTGCCGCCTGTCGGCTTCTGTGGGACAACCGGGTTAGGAGACCACTTACCGCCCGACCGCGCTGGAGGAACGGTCGGGTTGGGAGACCAGGGCATTTACGGCCCGGCGAAACCTACCGAGCAGACCAATTTGCCGTCTTGGTCGGCTCCCGTGATCTGAATCCAGGACGGGTTGAGCTTGCCGTCGGGGTCCAGGCCCCCGCGCTCGGCGGTGAAGGTGATGCCTGGTAGTTCGGGCATGGTGAATGTGGTGGTCATCGCTTGGGCCTCTCTGGATTATGCGATTCGCCGGCCATCGAATGTGGCGATGCCGGATAGGGCTGTGATGCTTCGTGACACAACGGTTTCCGACCCTGTTGAGCCGTTGGACCGTAGGTCGTAGTCGACCGCGATAAATCCCGGCTGCACGACATCTCCCGCCACGAGCGGTATCTCAAACGGGCAACCCGACGGAATGGCCCCAGTAATGCGGGAGCCGTTCTTGTACACCACCCAATAGGGCACAGACGTGCCCTTGGCGGTGACCGATCGGTACGTCGTGTTGATTCGGTACAGGCCGGTGGTGGCGATCTCGATTCGGGCCGTGCCCAGGTCATCGAGAGTGACATCGGTGGTGTAGTCGTTGAATGTGAAGAACCCGGACGGGAACGCACCGGAGGAATAGGGACCGTAGGTGACGTCCGCGGTGCTGTCCCGCCTGATGCTCCACGAATTCGACATCGAGAATCCCGCTCCCGCCGTGCTGTAGTCGGACATCGCGAATGCCGCGACCCGGTAAGAGTCGTAGGTGAAAAACGGGCTCGCGCGTTGCACGCTGAACATCGAATTGCGATAACCGGCACCGATATTGATCGTGTTACCCGCGTCGGTGGCCGAGAGGACCTGTCGGCCGTTGACGCGCACGAAGTAGTTGGTGCCCGCGCAGCGGATCTCGATACGCGCGCCCTGCTTGACCGCCGAGAGCCCGGTCTGCAGCGTCAGCGGCGTGTTGAACGACCAGCTGGTACCCGAGCGGGTGAACTTGCCGATGCGGATCTCGCCCTCTTTGGCAAGGCAGTAGGCGCCCTGGGTGCGGCTGGCGTCGCATCGGATGTAGACACCGGAGTAGTAGTTGCCGTTTTGGGTGTCGCCCAACACAAATGAGGCGGACTGGCCGTCGGTGGCGTAGGTGTAGTTGGGGCTGGCGAAGAAGTACCCGTCGGGGTTGCCGGTCTTGACGCCCGCATAGCCTGAGTCGCCGCGAATGGTGACATCGCCGGGGTTGGGTCCGGTGGTCCAGTCCGTCGAGTTCAAGGCGGCGCCATCGGCACCGGAGAACACGAAGCTGTAGCTGTTGCCGCCGCCGGTGTTCTGCTCGGTCTCTTGCTCCTGCAGGGTGGTCTGGGCGGCAATGGCACTCTTGAGCGCATCCTGCGACAGACCGAGCAGCGATAGTAGTGAAGTCTTGGCCTGGTCGATCTGATCGAGGATGGTTCCCGTTGTGCCGGTGGCTGTTCCGTCCGCGCCCGTCTTGACACCGGAGAGCATGTTTCCGAGGTTGCTGACCAAATCGTTGACCCGGCTCATATCGAAATTGCCCGTTACATCACTGGCCGCCATGGTCCCGTTGCCAGCGAGCTTCTGAGTCTTGTTGTTGTTCAGGCCAAACCAGTCTTTGACCGATGCCACGAAGGCGTTGATCGGTGTCACCACGACGCCGTCGTAGATGTCTTCTAGCTGGTTGAATGTCGTTGACAGGTCCTCGATTTTGATTTGCGGCAGGGTGGGGATATTCCCCAACCCGAGCAGCCCGAGGATTTCCGAGGCGGTGATCTTGCCGTCCGCAGTGATCGCGGCGAACCGCTGCTCGAATTGGGCGATGTCCGAGTTCGCCTGGCCGCCAATGGTGTCGAAGAATGAGCGGAACTTGCCCAGCACCGGGCCCAGGTTCGACATCGCGGAGGTGACATTCGAGAAGTGCACCCGGCCGCCGGTGGCGCCCGGCGTCACGATCAGGGTCACCGTGGCCCACTTGACCGTTCCGTCATTCGGGACGTTCCAGGATCCGGTGAGGCTCGTGCGCACCCATGACGAGTCCGCTGCCACCGGCTGTATCTGCTTGATCACGATGTCGGGCAGCTTCGTACGGTCGGGGCCGAAGGGCGTGATGCACAGCCGGATCGGGTTCGATCCCCCGGCGGCGGTGACGCCCTGCCACATGGCCGAGGCCGCCATGTCGACGATCTGGCCCGGCGCCACCTCGAAGGAGTCCTTGACACTGATCGCATACAGATGGCCATCGGCGTTGACGTAGATCGACTTACCCGACAGGTGTCCGCTCTGGGTGGCATCGAAGTGCCAGTCCGGGTTGTCCTCGACGACCGACGGGTCGGTGAATCCCCCCGCGCCAGTGGTCAAGTCCTGGGCGACATCGGCAATCCACGCCGCCGGGATGACGCCCTTGAAGAACTGGCCGGCCACCTTGGCGATAGCGGCCAGGATGGACTCGGGGTGCGCCAGGTCGATGCCCGCCAGCGCGTTGCGGATCCCGAGTGCCCAGGTGCCGAGATCGGTCAGGTCGCCGTCCTCAACACCGGTGAGCAACTCGACGAGATCACCCAGGCCGGGTTTGTCCGCGGCCCAGGCGCGCAGCTGATCGAACGAGCCCACGCCGGGAATCAGGTGCCCGACCACGGCGAGCACCACACGGCCGAGGAACTGCTCGATGAACTGGCGGCCGAATTCCTGGAGCTGCTGGGCGGTGAACGGTCGCGCCAGCTCGTTGCCGCGTTTCTGATGAACCGGAGCCGAAGGGATGTCGATCGCCCAGTCGGGCACCTCGGGCATCTCGGTGCTCACAGCGGCCACGCCTCGATGCAGAACTGCGCCATGGCTCCGGGGGCCGTGTAGGTGCTGGTGCCCGCCTGGCGCTCACACCGGATATGCACCGTGGCCGTCGCGCCGGCCGCGATGGTGTCGTAGCCATCCCCCACAGTGTCGGACTGGATGGGCTTGCCTGGCGCGAACATCAGCCGTTCGGTCTGCGCGATGCCGATGCAGCGACCGACGATGTTGCCGTTGGCCTCACCGTTGAGCCGAGCCAATAGATTCACGCGCACATCGGGCGCTTCACCGGTCACCACGGCGAAGCCCTGTGCTCGGATACGCCGCGCCCATGGTCGTGCCGGGATATTGACCGGCGCCATGGTGCCGTTGGGGTTACCCGTGCCGATATTGCTGATCGATCCCGGATAGAACACCTCGGGCAGCTTGTAGGGCACAAGCTCGAAACCGTCGACGCCGGACTTGACTGCCGGTAGCCATCCGGCTTTCGGGGTGGCTGACAGATCTGCCGGGTTCCACACCATCGTGCCCGGTTCGCCGTCTTTGCCCACGTGCAGCGCCAGGTGCATCTTCCACACCCCGGCTGTGGTGTCCGTGGGCGGGGTGAGCAGCTCGAAGAACGCCGAATCGGGTGTGACATCCGCGAACGCAAGCGGGGTGAGCGCGATAGCGGGGTCCAGCTGCGCGTGCTTGCCCGGTGGGCCCTGTTCGACGGCCGAGACGCCGCCGACAATGCCGCCGTCCTCGCGCAGCAGCACATGTGCCACGCCACTGCCCTCCACCGGAACCAGGGTGATTCCCTGGCCCTGGTAGTAGCGGGCACCGTTGAAATCGACTATCGGCCAAGCCATATGAGAAACCTCCGGTCAGGACTGGGGAGCCAGGGTGATGACATTGATTGCCTCGAAGGCGCCGGTGATGAAGCGCTGGATCTTGCCCAGGGGGGCTTCGTCGCGGCGGCCGTCGCCGAGTTGCACCAGCAGCGTCTGCTCGGTCGAAGTGATGCGCCACATGGTGTTTTCGATGTAGTCGGTCACCATCTTGGTGCGGCGGTGATACACCAGCGACATCAAGCCGCCCTCGAAAATGTCTCGGCCCAAGGCATATTGGTCACCGTTACGGAAAGTGACCTGCGCCGTCGTAGCACCTTGGGAGTCGAAAATCGCGTTGATGAAAGCGAATACGGTCTCGATGTTGTACGGGGCGCTGGCGGTCGGGTAGAACCGCTCGATCGCCGGATGGAAAGGCCCGACTTCGTCGCGGCGCTCGTACACCTGGACCATCTGGAACGCCAGGAAACTGTTGTTCAGGAACCCCGAGAGCAGATCCGAGGGAATGCCGGAGAACCCGACCACGATCATCAGCGAATCGATCAACCACGCGAACGTGGCGTTCATAAGGTCGTTGAGTCAGATTTAGCCCTCGGGCTGGTGCCCCCCGGCGGTTAAGCCGAGGGGCACCAGCCCATTTGGGCGATCGACCCCCGATGATGTGCTGCCAGCCCTCGGGGGTGTGGTCGGCGATCTCACAGGAGATGATGTTGGAGTCTTCGCCGGATTCGGGGGCCACGACGTAGGCGTAGGGCTGTTCGAAATCGACACCGAGCGTGGGGGCGTAGAACACCCCATCCATGCCGGGCACCTGCTTAACGATCGGGGCGAAGATGCCGCCCAGGGATCCGCCGAGATCGATGACGGTCTTGATGACCGAATCGGCAACGGTTTTGGTGGGTCCGGTGATCTGTTGGCGGTCCCGGGTGGAAAACACGTAGGTGGGTGAATCCAGGTTGGCCCACTTGTCCGGCTGCGGATCACCCGGGCGCCACAGATCCATGCCGGTGTCGACGCCGTAGGCGCGGGTCACGTCCTTGATGACGGTTCCGCAGGTTTCCATGCGAACGGTCTTGGCGCACAACGGCGAGGCGTCCAGGAACGGGTTGGTGCGCTTGACGTAGGTGGGGGTGCGCAGCATCCTCCCGAACGTCTGCGGCGAGAGCCCATCACGGGCCAGGGCCTGCAAGATGGTGCCGAACCATGCGCGGATATCGCCGTTGAGCGACAGGCCGTTGTTGACCGCTTCTAGCCAGCCGGACTGTATGCGCATAGCGCACTCGGCGACCATGTTCTCCACGCACGTCTGCAGGGCCCACATGAAGATCGCGTGCGAAACGGGCTGGGCTGCCAAGGGAAGCCACCACGTCGGCCAGATCACGTAGTAGTTCAGGATGTCCCAAATGCCGCGCATCTCAACGTTTCCCGTCCACGCACCACGTTCGTAGCGGTAGCGGTGGACCTTGGTGTAAAAGTTGGTGCGGGTCCCGGCGGTTTCCATCTCGACCCCGACCAGGGTGTTGCGGCAGTCCATGAACATCTGGATCAGCGGCGAGCTGCCCTTCAATGTCAGCTTGCCGGTGGGGCAATCGTTGCGCGGCTTGGCACCGGAGCCCTCCATGAGATCGGAACCCACCGAGGCCATGGGGGTCCACATTTTGTCGCAGACGGTGAACCGATAGCTGGTGTCGACCTTGGACTTTTTCTCCGTCAACGCCCGCGCCGTGGTGGCGATGCGCGCGATGTCGCCCGAGCGTTTGGCTGCCTCCCAGCGCTGCTCATCGGAAATGGGCATCACGAGATGGCCCCCCGGTCGCAGGGGCACACGGCAGGAGGCATTAGAGCGGGTATCTCCGCCGTGGGGTGCCCGAGGCGATGACCTTCGAGTCGGCGTTACCGCCCTCGATCGAGACCTTCACGAAATACGGCTGCGCCGGGTTGCCTGGCGACTTCGCCGGTATTGCAACGTTTTTCGAGAATCGGCCGGTGAGGTACTTGTACAGCGGGCCTTGCGGTGGCCGGATGCCGAACAGTGATTCGATCTGTTCGGCGAACGCCGATCCGTTCATCCCGGCAAAACTCATGAACTTGTCGACCGCGTCCTGGAAGATATCGAGTTCCTGCGGTGAGGGCGGCACCGAGGTCAGGTCTTGCACCAAGGTGGTGTGCACGCGAGGATCGGTGCGCAGCAACACCACCTGATTGGGCAGCAGCGGACCGAACTCGACGAACTCGCCCGAACCCGGCCCGTCGTAGATCTTGACTTTTGTGAACGGCCCGAACAGGACGTAGTCGTCGTACATGTCCTGATCGCCGATGTTGATGCGCTTGAGGAACCCGGTTTGTGCGACCTCGGCGTTATCGCCCGCGGAGATCTTGCGGATCGGGGCGGGAGTGGCTTGGGTGAGCACCGCAGAGGCGGCGAACGCGCCGTTGCCCACGCCCCGGTGATCAGCCCCCAGCGGCGATCCGGTGCCAGCTTCGGTGACCGACAAGATCTCCAGGCCGTTGCGCAGGAACTTGAACGTGCGCAGATTGCCGGTGTAGCCGCACACCAGCGTGAACTTCTCGCCCAGGATCGGCGGGATCACCATCGCCAGCGGCCACCAACGCAGCGTGGTCTCAACGAAATTGATCGTGTAGTACAGGCGCAGATAGCCGGCGCCGTACTCGACGAACACCCCATCGCCCGCCCAGCTGCCATCGGGGTTGCGGTTGAGCCGCCCGCCCAGAATGTTGCGCGCCGAATCGGGCAGCGACCACTCCTGAAAGCCGCCGTGCACCTGTGAGATCACCTGGTTGTCGGTGTCGGTATCGAAGTGTGGCCAGGGCCCGTTGATCACCCGCCGCGAGGTGGTCAGCAGCAGATCATCGGGGTCATCGACCCAGATCATCTGATCACCATTGGCGGTGCAGTAGCCCCCGCCGGTGCCGCTGTAGTGCTGGGGCACATCGCCGAGATCGCGGGTGTCGCGGTGATCGACGGTGAAGGTGTCGGTCATCGCGTCGTAGGTGAACGCGAACGCGTCGGTGTGATCGAAGCTCTTCCAGGTGCCGGTGTCGGCCTGCAGCCGCAGCGTGGCCTTCTGTGAGGTGCCCTTGCGCATCCCCGAGACCGGATCGGGTTGCCCGCCTTGGAACCAGCGCACGTCGGCCCACCAATACCCGCCGTCGTGATCGAAGAAGTCCAACCGGGAGCACTTGATGGCATCCAGGGAATCGATCAGGTGCCGATAGACCCGGCGGGTGCGCGCGGCGTTGCGGCCCCGGCATTTGACGGTGAGCTTGACCTCGACCGGATCCAGGAATGCGTCCACGTGCAGAACCCCGTCTTCGGTGGCGCCCTTCTGGGTGACGTGCTTCCACGGCGCGATCAGGCCTTCGAGGTCCACGACATGTACGGCTTCGGGGGCCATGTGCGGGTCGGGTATCGCGTACCCGCCGAGCAGGAACATTTCGACCGACCCGTCATAGGCCGTGAGCCGCATCATGGGTTTTTCGCCGTTGACCAGGTGATACCAGCCGTGCGGGGTGACCGGGTTGGCTGGATAGCGGATCGCCACGCTCACATCCCTGGCCCAGAGTTTCGTGCCTGCTGATGGAAGGCGATATCGCGGCCGGTGCCGTCCTCGGTGGCGCGGTTGTTGGTGACACTGATGTGGGTGTCGCCCGCTTTCCCTTGCTCGCCTTGCGCGTTCGGGTCGCTCTGATTCGGGTTCGGCGGCGCGGTGGCCTTACCGGCCGCATTCGGTATCGCCGGGGCGGCCCCGGCGACGCCGCCGAGGATCTTGGTCAGCCAACTCTTGTTGGCCAGCTCCGAGCCGCCCGTCGGCAAGAACGTGTCCATCGCGCCCTGCACACCGATACCGGCGGCCTGGGCACCGAACTGAATGGCCCTGTTGGCCAGCTTGATTCCGGTCTGCGCTGCTTGCCCGGCACCCGGGGCGAAGATGTCGGCGGCCGAGGCGGCCATCCCGATCGCGGTATCGATGGTGCCCCCCGGGGTGATGCCGACCCCGCCTGCTCCGCTGCCGGCCGCCGGTTCCACCCCGCCGAGGCGCGTTGAGGACGGGCTCCAGGCTTGCGCGGGCCCGCTCGGGCCACCCCAACCACCACCGGCGGTGGCCGGTAGCGTTGGGTTCGTCAATCCGGGGTTGGTCAACGCCGGATTGCTCATCGCCGGGTCGTATCCGCCCGCGGCCGCGTTGCCCGTGACAGCCAAGTTCGCGCCAGCCGGTGCAGGGACAGGCACCGGTGCCGGTGTGGGTGCGCCCCCGCTGGTTACGGGCCGGTAGTAGTGCGAGGTGAACGCCGGATCGTAGGCGCCCTGGCTGCCGTCCATCCCGCGTTGCGCGGCCGAGGCGTCACTGCCCCAGTTGATGTTGGTTCCGCCGGGCAAGGTGGCCTGCATATGCGCGGGGTTGTAGCCGACTTGGAAATCTCCAGGCTTGCCCATGCCCGGCAGGAAGCCGCGCCCTGTCAACCATTCGGCGGCGTTGCCCGTCGAGAGGTTGCGGCCCGCCGTGGGCCGTCCATCGAGGATGTCGACGAGATCCTCAACGGCGCTGGAACAATCGCCGATCCCCTGCGTGAGATCACCAACCCCGGCCTGCGACACGTAGGTACCGGCCTTGACGCTCGCCATGAGCGCCGCATCGCCGGGGTATGGGCCCATGGCGCCGCCCAGGGCTGCGGGCCCAATCCCCTGCGGCCCAGCCGCGGTGCCCGCGCTGATGCCGGTGTACTGCGGGCCGAACGCACCCTGTGCGGCCAGAACCCCCATCGCGCCGTATCCACCCTTGGACGGGTTGACAGCGCTGATCGCGCCCAGCTGCCCCAGCAGCGGGGCGGCGGCCATGTTGGCCAGGAACTTCACGAGGTTCTCCGCCATGCCCGGTAGGCCCTTGGAGATCCCGAAATCCTTGTCCAGCGCGGCGCCGATCTGCCCCATGCCATCGGAAAGATCCTTGGCCGAACCTTCCATCTTTTTCCACGTACCTTGCTGGGCCTCAGCCAGTTTCATCTGCGCCGAGACATAGGAGCGCTCGGCGTCGGCGACCTGATTGCGTGTGCGCAGCAGCGCGTCCTGATCGGCGGTGCCCTGCTGCTCGAGGCGGATCAGCGCGATACGGTCCTGCTCCAGGGAGTTTTTGGCGCGAATCGCCGAGGATTCGGCGTCGTACACGCGCATCGGGTCAACCTCGTAGCGGCCCAGTCCTGCCCCGCCCGTGGGCGAAGGGGCCAGGGTGCCGGGCGCACCTGAGGGCGCGGTGCCCAATCCTGGCGGCATAGCAACCGGATTGGCCTCCAGGGACCACAGTTTCGGGTCGATTGGGGGTTTGGTTTTGTCGCCCTTGTCGGCGGCCTCGATTTGCTTTTTGGCCTCATCGAACGGCATACCCGGACCGATGGCGCGGGCTGCGGTGGCGCCCGGGTACCAGTCCTTGTAGAAGTTGGGGGCGGGTTCGGCCGGCGGATTGAACTCCGGGATCGGGTTTCCGGCGGCGTCGGTGATCTTGCCGTCGCGCGCGGTGATTCCGGGGATGCGTCCGGTGCTGGCTAGATCGAGCAGCTCGTTCCACTGCGGGGTTCCCGAGGCGGGCATCGGTGCGCCAGTCTTAAACGGGGACTGGGCAAGACGTTCGTCGAAGTTGACGTTGCCGCGTTGGACCTGCTTGTCGAAATCGTTTTCGGTGAGCCGGTCGCCGATCCAGCCGGGAAGGCCCTGGCCGATCCATCGGCCCAGACCGGAGTCGGCGAGCTTCTTGCCGATGCGGTCCATCTCATTGGAGATGGTGTCGCCGAGCTTGGTCCAGCCGTTGGCGTGCTCTCCCAGCGCATCAGAGGCCTTGTCGGTTTTGCCCGCGATGTCGTCGAACTGCTGACCGGCCTTCTTGAGGTCCATGGCCGCGATGGCGGTGTTGGCTTCCTCCCATCGCGTCTTGAACAGTGCCAGACCGATATTGGAGCGCTGCTGCGGATCCTCGATGGCCGCCATCGCGACCATGATCGCCTCGAACGCCCTTTTAGCCTCGTCGCCGCCTGCGGCGAATGACTTGGCCATCGCCTCCGAATCGAAGCCGAGTGCCTTGAATGCCGCACGGGTGGTGGTGGAGCCGTCGTTGGCGCTGATCGCGAACTCGCGCAACGAGTCAGCGGCCAGGTCGGTGTTGCGGATGTTGGCCTCGAACATCTGGTTGATCAGGCCCAGGGTTTCTGAGCCCGATAGTCCGAGGTTTTTGAAGTTGATGGCGTACTCGTTGAGTGTGTCCATCATGTCGCCCGAGAGGTTCAGGCCTTTTTGCTGGGCGGCGATGATCAGATCGAAGGCGTCGACATAGCTTGTGACCATGCCGCCGGACACCAGGCCGCGAGCACCCAGAGCCAGTGAGCGCGGATCCTCTCCGGTGACCGTCTGGGTGGTTTGCATGCGCTCGACGAACTTGCGGGCATCCTGTTCGTTGGTGTCGGCGCCGATCAACCGGGCCTGAAACCCCAGATCGAGGATGGACAGGTTCTCTTGTGCGGATTGTCCAAATCCTTTGGCCCACGCGCTACCTGCTGCGTCGCTGAGCTTGCCCATGGTGGCGGGGTCGATACCCATGCGGGTGCGGAACACATCCTCGACCCGAAGTTGGGCCATACCGTCAGCGATACCGTCGGCAAGCTGGCGGCCTGCAAGAACGCCGACGGCAGCCAGACCCATCAGAGCCATGCCGATCGGCCCCCCGGCCGCGCCGAGACGAGCGATCGAAGCCGCACCGCTGACGCCGTTGACGAACCCGCCGGAGAACCCGTCAGCCATATCGCGGCCGAGCTGGGCGGCCTGCCCCGCCTGTGCGCGCATCCCGCCCATGGCGTTGGTGTTGTTGCGTCGACCGGCATCATCGGATGCCTGTTGGTATTCCTTGTACGCCGCCGTCGCATCGCGGACGGCGCGTGCTTCGGCGCGCCGCGCGGTTTCCACCTTCTCGGCCTGGCGAATGACCCGGGCGCCGTCGGCGTCACTGTCACGTAGGCGCTGCAGCTGCGCCTCTTCGGACTTGAGTCGACCAACAGCGTCCGATGCCTTGTCGTAGGCGTCCGATGCCCGATCGCCCATGCGCTTGAGGGACTGCTCGACCTCCTTGGAGCTGCCCGAAAGTGCGTTGGCGAACTCGCGGCCGGCGTCCTTGCCCGCGTTGCCGAACGTGCGGGTGGCATCATCGGCGACCCGCTTCCACGACCGGTGATCAGCGGCGGCCCCGATGGGGATCTCGACAGACATCACTCACCTCCTGGGTCATTGGTCGCCGAACACGTCATCGAGCAACTCATCTCGCGCCGATTCGATGAATTCGGTTTCAGCGGCGGCCAGTTCGGCCTGTCTGCGGGATTCGAGGGGAGATGAGTACTTGGTGTACATGTATTCGTGCGGGGTGCCCGCGTACTTGCTGGCGCGGTATGCGGCCAGCTCGTTGTGTGTTTCGGCGGTGATCTTCTGCATGACCGTCCAGTCGCCGTCGCGTCCAAATGGCGGGGGCGCATGGGTTTTGAACTCTGAGTCTTCGGGCAGCTGGTGGATCAGCACCAGCAATTGACGGCTGGAGAGCACCAGGGCGCCGCGCTCATCACGGGTGCCCTGGTGCCAATCGGCGATGCGCACACCGCGAAACCGAAGATCAGCTTCGATCGCATTGGGCCAGCGGCACCACAGCGCTACTGCCTCAATTACTTTTGGAGTCGATCTTTGTCCGCTCCTCGAGCTGGCGCTGCATCAGTTTCCAGTGCGTATCGATCTGGCCGGGAACACCGCCCGCGGCCAGGAACTTGGCGTAGGTGTCCTGGCCCATGAGCGCGATGCACAGCTGCTCGTCGGGGTCGAAGTCCTTGCCGTCCTTGAGATATGGGTAGATGGTGCGCTCGACCTTCTTGCCGTCGACGAGCGGGTGATCGACCAGCTCGGTGTCGAGGTTGTTCATGTCCCGCTGATATTCGCGGTACCGTTTGCGCTGCTCGGTATCGAGGAACGCCGGATTGGGCAGCTCCCACGTCGCGTCGTCGTCGAGCTTGAACAACACACCGGCCATGAACCCGAGATGATCGGCGGCCTGCTCGCGCGCCTTCCTGGGGTCAACGGGATGTAGAGGCTCGCTGGTGTCTTGGTCGTGGTTGGTGCTCATGGATGTTCCTTTCGGGCTGTTGGGCTTGGGCTTTCGGGCTGCAGAAGGTGGTGCCTACCTGGCGGGCGCAGCCCGACGCCCGCCAGGTAGGGGTTCATCAGGCGATGGTGACGACTGCGGACTTCGGGGTGTAGACCGAAGCGCCGTTGGTGCCGGTCACCTTGACGCGGAACTTGGTCGTACCGGCGGCCACTGTCTTGACCTTGACCGTGGTGTTGCCGCCCGCCGAGGCGACAGCACCCGGGTTGTCCAGTACGGCCGGCAGCCAGGTCGTCCCGTCATCGATGGTGCTTTCGGCCTCGATGGTGAACGGATCACCGGCGCCGGTGGGATCGGCGAGCACGATCGAGGCCTTACCTGCGGCGCCCGCGGTGACCGTCGGCGCGGTGTTGGACACCTTGGGTGCGCCCTGAATTGTGGTCCAGCCCTTGCCGCCGACCCACTCGCCGTCCAGGCCCGGGATCAGGATGCCCGGGTTACGCGGGTCGGGGATCATGAAGAACGGGTCGGGTTCGAGCGAGAATTCCAGCTCGGCGGCGTCGGGGTCTTCCTTGTCCATCTTGGCCGCGCCGATCTTGGTCAGCTTGCACAGCGGGATGGGCTCGACGGTGTAGAGCTTGCCGCCCGCGCGGGACCGTGCACGGATCAAAAGCAGCTGTCGGGGCACGAAATCGGCTTCCAGTGGAGTGCCGACGAAGTAGTCCTTCTGTCCGGCGTCCTCGACCAGCAGGTTGCCGTCTTCGTCCTGTAGCGGCAGGTTGTTGCGCAGGCGTTTGACGGCAGGCTTGAGCGATTCGATCGGTGTGAACTTCACCGTCTTGTCGATCTTGGTGATGTCCTTCTCGATCGGGTAGTTCGACTGCAGGATCTCCAGTGGACTTACGTCGATGTTCGGTTCGCGCTCGGGCCCGCCCGTCTTGGTGTTGGCGCCCAGGAACAGCCAGCCCTGGTTGGGTTCGGGGTTGTTGCGCCATTCGCCGCCGATCTTGCGCTGCGCGAACAGATCCGGGCGCAGCTTGCCGTCCTCGGTGAGCGGATTGAACACGTGCGGACTGATGTCGGTGGCGGCGCCGCGGTAGTCGCGTGCGAGCACGGCCACCAGGGGGCCACGAATGGCGAACCGGGGATCTACATCGTTGAATCCGCCGTCGCTCCAGTCAACGCCGGGTGTGGGTTGCGTCATCTGACGCTCCTTTCATAGGTGAGGAACCGGAAAGGGGAACAGATTCCGGCGATTTGATGCGGCATAGGGCCGCGGCGCGATCGAAGAGACCGCGACGTTTAGGTGAAGGACAAACCGAGCTCGCAGATCGCCTTGAGACGAAAAGCGTTATCAGCCTGGTATTCGCGCAGCATCGAGAGCTGCTGAAAATCGAGGTAGTCGACGTTCGCGATGCCGCCATCGGGCATGGGCACATCGACGATGTCGGCGCCGAGCAGCATGATCCGCTGATCGGTCTTGGCGCCCTCACGTTGGGCTTCGGTGATGGTCTGCCCGAAGGTGTGGATCGACAGCACCGCAGTGCAGTAGAACAGGTTTGCGTCGTAGGTGCCGTCGATCATGTGGACCTGACGAAACGGCAGCGGATCATCAGGCTTGCGTTCCATCTCGCACGGGCCCAGGGGTGCCAGGTGAGCCAGCATCATCACGATCGCGTTGGGGGGCATCTGAGCGTGCAGCGCGACGGTCATCAATCGGGCCTGTTGATGACATCGGCGGCGGTGCCGCCGAACGCGATCGCGGTCTTGGCCGCGACGGCAAATTCCGGTGTCGGGCTGGTGCCCCCGGTGCCGTCCTCGATCCAGTGGGCTTTGAAATTGTCGTTGACGACCTTGGTCTCATCGTCGCGGCCCTTGCCCTGCTGGACTTTCCACGCGGCGCCGTAGTCGCCGTGGTCCACCGGAGAGATCGATTTCGCGTGTGCGGCCATCTGCTTGCCGACGCGCAGCTTGTCGGCCTTGGCTTGCGCCGAGGTACGCATCGCCTCGTCGATTGCCGACTGCGGCACTCCCAGGGCCACGAGCGGGTTGGGCTTGTGATCCTTGGCCATTAGCCGACCCTTCGCTCGCAGATGCAAAAGACGTGGTCTTCTCGGCCGTCGAGGTCGAACTCCAGCACCGCGTCGCCGGTGACGCTGTAGTCGCGGTCCAGGTGTCGAATCCGGTGGGCCGAACCGATGTCAGCGACGGCGACCGGCAAGGCTGCGGCGCTGTCGTCGACGGTGGGCACGTGGCCATCGATAACCGGCAGGAACGCCCATGCCTGCTGGCTGGTTGTGGTGGTGATGGCCTGGTTGTCCTCGGCGGTGGACTGCACTTCGAACAGGCAGTTATCGGCCCACACAACGTGTTCGGTGACCTGCGGCTTGCGGAATTCGTCCAGGACCGGATCACCGTGCCCGTCGAGTACCGGGACATCCCATACGATCCCGATGCGCTGCCCGCCCAGGGTGTCCATCAGTAATCGCACCTCGGGAAGTGGCCACGCGCCTTGGCCTGTAGCGCCAGGCCGAGCATGCGGTAGTGACGGCGCGCGATGAACTTCTCGACGGCTTCGCGATCGATCGCAGCCTGCTTGGTGCGGTGTCCAACCGTCTTGGTGAATGACGAGACCGGCCCGAACTCGCCATAGAGCAGCGCGTCTCGGGTGACCTCGAAGGTGACGATCTTGGCGGCCGGATCGTCGTCGGCAATGGCGGGCTTCTTGTCGCGGATCCAGTCGGAGATGACCGTCAGTAGAGGCGCCGCCACCAGTTTCTCGGCAGCCGAGAGCGGCCGGAACATGGCGGCGAACGCCTCTACGTCAAGGAAGTCGGTCACGAACTAGTCCGTGGCCTCGATCAGCGCCCACAGGTCGGCCTTGTCCTGATCCTCCAGCTCGGTGCGGTCGTAGGTGCCGTTGTCCATCAGCCAGTCGACCAGGACGGGCTTGGTCGCTGCCTTGAGCGGCTTATCCCGGGGAGCAGCGCCCTCGGTGCTGGCGCCCTCGCCCGGGTCACCGGAATCGCCTGCGGTGGAGCTGTGATCGCCATCCACGCCGCCGTCACTGCTGCTGCCGGTGTCGGCGCCATCGCCCTGGCCGCCATCATCACCGCCGTCCGTGACATTGGCCTCGGCCGAGTCGCTTTCGTCATCGGTCGATTCGGCCGGCAGCTCGACGCCGAGCGCACCGACGTTGAGGCCGCGGGCGACCTCTTCGTCGGCGAGCGTGACGGTCTGGCCGAAGAACGCCCGCCGCCGCGTACCGGCGGGGGTCACGTACTCCCACGTGGCCGCAGTGACTACATGCTCGCTCACCTCGGGCATTACGGGGCCCCCTTGAGGCCGGTCACCTTCTTGATGGCGTACGGGTCGGTGACGCCCATGATGGGCAGTACCGAGGACTGCACCCAGTTCTTCTTGTTCTCCGGGGTGCGCCAGGTCTCGGTGGAGAGCATCTGCTCGTAGTCCAGGAACCCGACACCGCCACGCACGCCCGCATAGGCGCTGCCGTTGGCCACCCGGTTGGTGCGGAACATCGAGATATCGGCGTCCTGCAGGATCTGCGGCAAGTCCGGCCCGTAGGCGATGCGCAGGTCCGCGTACTGCACGGGGTTGACCACCCACACGTTGTAGGTGTAGCCGAGCTCTTCGACATCGGCCGACAGCTGTGCGGCGATGATGTCGGCGAACGGGCGTGCGTTGTTCGGAGTCGGGCTGTTACCGGTCAGGGTGACGTTGCCCCAGTCGTGCCCGGGGATGACGCCAGCACCGCCCAGGCCTGCGATCACCGCGTCCAGGACGGCCACGGTGCGCTGATTGATCTTGCGCACCAGCGTGTTCGCCAGCTGTGTGGTCAGGCGGTCCATCTGGGCGTGGTCGTTGCGCCGGATGGCCTCATCGGACATCCAGAACTTGCCACCCCAGTCCTCGGACTGGGCGACCTGCGGCTGTGTGCGCTCACCCTGAACGATCGTGTACTCATCGGACGGGCCGCGCTGTTCCACATCGTTCTTGGTGTACAGCTCGTTGATGCGGATCACGTCGTAGATGATCGCCCCGGCGGTGGTGCTCGCCCCCGAGGAAGAAAACAGTTCCGGGGCAATGAACTTCTGCAGCGTCAGATCCGAGAGCCGCTTGGTGATCCGGCCGGGCGACTTGTACGCCAGATCAACCGAGATCTTGTTGTCGTTGATGACCGGCGCACCCAGCGGGTACGCGACGGGAGATGTTGCCATGGTGGGTTGCCCTTTCCTAGTAGAGGCTGATCTCGGCGTCGGCGCCATCGGCCGCCGCAGTGAGTGCGTAGCCAACGGCGACACCGCTGGCGAACTTCTTGGCCTTACCGGCAGTGCCGACCTCGACCTGATCGAATGCGGCGAGCGCGCCCTCGGCGCTCACATGGGTGACACGCGAATTGCCGCGCGCCACACCCACAATCTCGCCACTGGCGGCGTCGTACTTAGAGACACCGCACGCCCGGCCCGCCGCGTCGGCAGGAGCGACGGCGATGTTCCCGGTTGCGGTGCGGTTGCCGCTGATCTTGAGGAACCGCTTACCGGTGACGGCCGCCGTTGCGCGGCCGGTGATGTCCCGGCCCGGCTCATACACGCCCACGTTCTCGTTGACCATGATCTATTCCTTTCCTTCCGAACTCGGCGCGGTGGGCGCGGAGTCAAACCAACTCAGGTCGTTGGGCACGGGGCCATCGGCGGGCTGTGTCGAATGCCCCGTCTCGGCGTAAGGGATCAGCCCCGGCGCCAGCGCGGCCAGCACGGCGGTGTGGCCCTCGCGGTCGGCGGCCAGTGCCTGCAGGTGGTGATTGCGCCGTGCCGGGGCGACCTTGCCGTCGCGGATGGCCGCATCGACCACGCGCTCGTCGCCTTCGCGCAGCTGTTGTGCGCGGGCTTCGGCGCCCGCCTGCGCGGCTGCGACGGTGGCCTCGTACTGCGCCTTCTCGACCACTGTCAGGCCGGCCTTGGCGACCAAGGCGGTGGCCTGCTCCAGAGTCGGTGCAACGGGCGGGGTTTCGTCCGTGTCGTCGGCGCGCTCTTCGAGCGCTTCGGCGGCGGCGGACAGGATGGTCTCGTCGGAAGCGTCGGCGTTGATACCGAGCAGCTTGGCGAGGCCCTCATTCAGGGTTGCCACAATGGGCTCCTTTCCTCTGTGAACCTCGCCCGGTCCGGGCTGAGGGGTCTTGTTGTGCGCCAGGGGCATCCGTGGCGTGGGGGCCGACTGGCGGCCCGCGTACTTGAACGCCGACAGATCGAACACCGACGCGCGCGCGGCTGCGGAGTCTGATTCCTTCTCTGGGAGTTCGACGACGCGATCGGCAAGACCGGCATCGACCGCTTCGTCGGCGAGCAGCCAGGTTTCCTCGGCCATTACCGCGAGCCAGTCCTGGGCGGTGCCCCCTGCCCGGTCTGCGTAGATCTGGGCAATGTTGGTGTTGTGCTGGGCCAGCCGCTCGGCGCTCTTGTGCATGTCGCGGGCATCGCCCACGCACACCGCCCATGCGTTGTGCAGCATCATCTGGCTGTTGCGGTTCATCACGATCTCATCGCCGGCCATCGCGATCACCGAGGCGATCGAGGCGGCGAGGCTATCGACCACCACGGTCACCTTCGCCCGGTGGTCGCGTAGCGCGTTGAGGATGGCGATGCCGTCGAACACCGAGCCACCGGGGCTGTTGATGCGCACCGTGATGGCATCGTTGTCGATGGCCCCCAGGTCTCGGGTGAACTGTTCGGCGGAAATGCCGTACCACGAATCGATTTCGTCGTAGATCAGCAGCTCGGCCGGGCCGTCGTCGGCTGTGGTGGCGTTGCGGATGCTGTACCACGGGGGGCGCTCGCCTGCCTTGAGATTCCTGGTCACCACAGCGTCGGGTCTCCGTTCCTCTTGGCCGTGCTCGTGCTGGCGCCGGGACGTGCCCGGGTATGGGTGCGCACGTGCACCGATCCGCGACTGTCCTCGGGGTTGTTGTTGGGCTCGCCGGGATCCCGTTCGGCTTCGGGCGCGTTCGGGTCGGGTCCAGGTAGTCCGGTGGCCGCGCGGATGAAGGCCTCAAGGCGGGGGTCGGGTGTCAATAGCCCTGCGTTGACGAGCATTTGCAGCGCTGCGGCGGTGGCGTCCTGTCGGGAACCGATCTCGTCGAAGACCAGCAGGGGTGTGGGTTCGTCTTCGCCGAAATTGAGGTCGACCAGATCCTCGACGACGTGCGCCTGGGCGGTGTCGCGGATGTCGTCGGCGACCGTCTGCACGGACTGCACGAACGTGTCGGCCTGCACGCTGGCCAGGGCGTACGAGCCGCCCTTGCCGTCCAGATTCAGGAAGTGCGCCAACGCAACCAGCGCCATCTGGTGATCGTGATACTCGATCGCGCGGCGCGGGTCCATCGGGGTACCCGACGGTGAGGCGATGGCGAATTCCTCGCCCTCGGTGATGGCCAGGCCAGCCGTTTCACCACCCCGGAATGCCGACGCGATGGCCAGCAGCTCGTCCATCCGCTCCGGGTCCTCGGAATCGGATTGGTTGCCCTTCATGACCGGTACACCGATGCCGTGGCGCCGGGCGGCGGCGGCCTCGATGCGCATCAGCTCGTCCTTGAGCTTCCAGTGCTTATAAGCAGGGCGTAGCAGGCTGTTACCGATCCACACACCCGGATCGGGTTCGTGCGCGTACACGATGAGCTGGTTGACCGAAATGGTCGAATCCAGCGGCCCACCAGCCGGTATCGCCAATCCGCTCGATGTCATGGCGAACGCACTGGAGGGCTGTTGCTCGATCGAGACCAGTCCGCCGTCGCGGTCGACGTTCCACTTCGCGATGGTGGCCTGGGGGCGTGGGGCGAGCTTGCGCAGCACCGCGCGAGCGTTGGCGCCCTCGCCTTCGAGGCGGTAGACCTGCTCGAATACCGAGTGCCCGTAGCGCAGCGCCATAAGGGCCTGCTGTAGGTGCTTGTCCCACGAGAACCGGCCTCGAGTCCGCGCCTGGGGTTCGTCCTCGTCGGCGGCGCCCTCAATGGGCAGGCTCAGATTGCGTGCGATGAACTCGGTGACCTCATCGCTGGCACCGTTTTGGCGGATGCGCCACGCGGTACGTCGAATGGGCAGCCCAATTGCCCGCAGCACGGACGAGATTCGGGCATCCTCGCGGACCATGCGCGTGTAGGTCCACACCGACAGCGGCCAGATCAGATCGGTGGTCTGCTCGAATTGGTCGGTGGGCCCACCCCAGCCCGTGGCGCCGGCCGAGCTGAGCACGTAGCCCTTTTCAGTACGCGGGGCGGCGGTCTTCTTCGGTGCCATCATCGCCCCCTCTCGTTAGAATGCGGTCGTCATCGCGTCGAAATCAGCGCCATGGCCCTGTGATTGGCGCTCTGGCGAGGCCCCGGTGCGGGGACTGACGGTCTTGGCGGGTGCCTTGACCCCGAACTTCAGTAGCGCCCAGTGCGCCATCGATACGCACACCAGCGGGGTTCCGGCGCCGGTGTAGTCCTCGGCCCAGATGAAGTCGCCTTGTGGCAGCTCGTGCATGGTCGCGCTGACCACCGAGTCATTGAGCACGGGCTGATCGCTGTGGGAGAGCTTGCCCGCCAACGCATCATCGAGCAGGCCGCCGCATGCGAGGGCGATCTCGGGGGTGCCGATCATCTGCGGCTCGATGCCCGCGGCCGTCAGTAGTGGTTCCAGGACGTTGGCGGTGTTCTTGCGGTCGATCACCAGCGCGATGGGGTTCCACTCGGTCACCTTGGCAATCAGGTACTTGGCGATCTCGGTGTGTGAGCCGGTGCGCAGTGGGCCCACCTCGATGTGGCTGCGTGCGTCAACCGACCACTGCGCGGCGCTGATTGACCAGGCATCGCGGTTGCGTGCGCGGCGCACTGCGATCACCCGGGAGCCGGTGAGCTTGGCGTCTGGATTGCCCATATCGCCCCATATCGCCTCGGGGATCGGCGAGCTGATCTCTTCCTCGTCGGGCGGGTAGTCGCCCCATCCGAGATAGTCCGCGTTGAAAATTGCGCGCTGCTCCAGTGTTTTGGCCTTCTGCAGCTTGGAGCGGATCTCGCGCTCGTTGGTCGCCACGCCGTACGACGGTTGGGCGGCCACCCATGTATCCGGTTCGGTGCGCGCCATCTCTCGGGGTGCGGCGTAGAGCGCGTAGTACAGGTCCGGGGCTCGCTGGTGACCGAGCTTGTGCATGCCGGTCAGGGTGTGGCACTTGGGGTGGATGCTGGCTACCGGTGAGGTCGAGATGTACACCGTCTGTGGATTTTTGGCAGCCGACTGGGCGCCGGTGAGGTTCTGTTCTTCGCCGGGGTCGATGTCGTAGGCCTCATCGACGATCAAGAGGTCGATCTCGGTGTAGCCGCGTCCGAAATCCTGTGAGCGGGGCCCGAACTCGGCTTCGCACACGATCTGACCGGTGTTCGGGTCGCGCAGCTTGATCACGCCACGGTTGCCGGCCTTGGAGGGCTTCTCGGCCAGCCGCTCGCGCAGCCACGGCACTCGGTCGATGACGGCCCACACGCGCTTGAACACGTCGTACGCGGTCGACCAGCGCTGGGCGGTGTAGATGATGCGCGCCGAGCGCAGCACGTACATGTGGAACAAGATCAGCAGGACGATCAGCAGCGTCTTGCCTTGCTGGCGTGTGCATTCGATACACACGTCGCGGTGCGTCCAGAGCCGGACGGGCTCGCGCCCCTCGCGGGCGGCGTCCTCGATCTCGTCAGCCGTGGCGTCCTGCACCGACAAGATGCCCTGCAGCGATCCCCATTGCCACGGCATGGTGCGCAGCCCGATATCGAACCCGAACCGGCCGCACCGGTCGGCCTGCGCCGACTCATCGCCCGGGTGCCGAGACTCGAACTCAGGGGTTTGGCGCCCTTTGAGGCGTGGCCAGGAACCGACCCAGGCCGGTGTGCTCGGCTTAGTACTTATCGAGCGGGTTTGGACCATTGGGCTTGCTCGGTGCCTTGCCGCGTCGGGCGTGTACCGCCGCGATCAGCTTGCGCAGCTGCTCGGATTGGGCCCGCTGCTGTATCAGCACGTTGTTCACCACAACCTCCGTCGCGGTAGTGCCGATCTTGACCTGCAGCCAGCTATCACGGTCGCCTTCTAGTAGCCCGTTCATCCGGGCCAGGTAGTCGGCGGCGTGGCCAGCCTGCTCAATGAGGATCTGCAGCGAATAGGGGTCGCCCGGCTCGGACAGGTCCGCGATAAGCTTCTGACCTGGGGTCTTGGTGGGTGTTTGCTTGCGGGGGGCCCGCTTAACTGGGGTGTTAGCTGGCTTTGCTGCCTGCTTTGCTGGTTTGCGGGCGGTCATTGCCGTTCGCTGCCCGAAAAAAAATCCTGACGGGAGCCTCCGGGGGTCAGGAAGGCCCCCCACCTGGATAATTTCGGGGGGAGGGGCTCTGACCTGCGGTTATGGCGCTTTGGCGTGTGTGCATCGGCGCAGGTCAGGACGTTTTCGGCACATCGGCCGGTGATCACCACGACATCACACCTCCGTCGCGTTTGCTAGCAGGGTCGACATGTTTGCTGTGCGACTGGTCGGCATACCAACGCTTTGCTGCCTGGGCCATGCGCCACGGTCGCTCGGCCTTGCATCGGGCCATGACCACGCTCTGACCAGGGTCGATGGTGACGACTTGAGCGCCAGCGGATCGGTATCGCGCGAGCAAGCCCTCACCAGGCATCGAGTGGATCAGGTACACATCGCACTGCCCGGCCAATGTCAGCGCGGTGTCGATCGCGGCCAGCCGTGCGGCCTTGGTGACCGAGCGGATGTGCTGGGGCGGGTCGTGCGGGTCACCACCGGCGGGCGTGAGCACCGAAGCGATGGCGTCGTAGTCGATGGTGATGTCGCCGTGGCGGGCGTGCTGTCGCACCCATGTGGACTTGCCGGCCGCAGGCGGGCCGGTCACCAGGTATAGGGTCACCAGTCCATCACCAGGTTGTCGGTAGCGATGACCGGCGCGGCGGTGATGCCCAGAGCCACAAGGGCTACCGACCACTGCGAGGGATGAACCTCAAGTACCGCGGGCCTGCGGGCGTCGTGGCGGCCGTCTTGGCGCTGGCTGTTGCATATGCCGTGCAGAAGGCGATCGGCACGCTGACCGCCGAACGCCCGAGCCTGGCTGTGGTCTGCGGCCAGCTGCTTGCGGTCCCAGTTGCGTTCCAGCAAGGGCGCTTTGAACATGGGTAGTGCGCACCACCAGCACAGCGTGCCGTCGAGGTGACGGCGCAACAGCGCGTCGGCGTGCTGTTGGTGTTTCCAGCCCAGACCGCGATCGGTGGTGCTGGCCTTACTGCCGGGCCTCGGCATGTACGGCGTCCGGTGCAGCGGCGGCAGCGTGGGCGGGCGGCGTGCTCGGCGTGGGCATCACCTTGGCCGGTACACCGGAAGGCTCGCCGCCGCCGTGCTGCACATCCATCGTCCAACCCTGGGCGCCGGTGGTGATGGTCATCGTGGTGTCGCCAACGTCGCGGCCCATCTGTGTCAGCGTCGCCGTCTGCGCGACAGCGCCCATGACGGCCAATCCCCACGGCTGCCCGCCGCTCTGGCGCCGCAAATCCGGGATATCCGGCGGGGTGTGCCGCCATGTGCCGGGGTCGGCGTCCATCAGGGTCTTGCCGTCAACGGTGATCTTGATATGGCTCATGGGCTTAGGAACTTTCGTAGTTGGCGGGCATCGATCATCACGTCATCGGTCTTGCCGACGGTCAGCACCCATAGGGGTGTGGTGCGCTGGTGGTCTGTGCGGTCGTACAGCGTGAGGATGCGGGTGCCGTCCGGGGCTTCTGCGGCGTCCTGACGCAGCTGCGCCGCATCAGCTTTCGTCAGGACATCGAACTCGGCGGCGATGGCCGATGCGAGGGCCTCGGCCCACAGTTTCGAGGCTTGACCGATCATTTCCTGGGCCTGCTCCTCGGGCATGCCGGTCGAGCGGAACCCGGGAATCGGGATCACACGGGCGGGGCTGTTGTCGTCACCCGGATGTTGCAGAGCACCGGCTGCGAACGTGCGGGTGAGCAGATCCACCAAGAGCTGGTTAGTCATCAGTGGCCCCCTTGGGCTAAGGGATGGGTGCCATCATTCGGTTACCCACACGATGGATCTGCGCCGACATAGCATCGGCACCATGAATGACAAAGACCTTGACCGGGTGCGTGAAGCGGCGGCCGGTGCCATCCAAATCTGCGGAAAGTACGACACCAGAGCTAGCTTGGATGGGCTCGATCCTGCTGTTCGGGATTTTCTGCAATGGCAAATACAGTTAGCGCAGACCCAGGCGTTGGTTGCAATCGGCGAGGAGCTGGCCATAGCGCGTAAGGAACGTCAGGCCATCAGGCACGCACCAACGCTGCTTTAGCTCACCCTGAAACGACGAAAACCCCAGCTAGGCCGGGGTTTTCATGCAGTGGACATAGTTGTCCCACCGACATGTTGAGCGCCATTTTGCCATACGCGCAGGTCTGGGGGACTATCCAGGGCCCGCGTGTCGCAGAACCGCAGGCTGTCCACTGTCACTCCCACCAGGTCAATCCTTGATTTCAGGAATCCCCGGAAACGGGCGCCGTGCATCGCTACAGTTCCAAGCGTTCCAACGGAATCATGTAAGGATCGCAGACGGGTATGGATGCCCTTTTTATGATTGTCGGTGTCCTCGCGGGGGCATTCATATTGTTCTGGGTTGTCACTTTCATCCTCAGAGAGGTGTACTTCCGTAGCCAAGAGTTCTTGGCGCACAAGACCAACATCGCGTCGTTCGTCGCGGAGCACAACGACCTCGCCGCCTACACCGAGGAAATTCGCAGCAACGGATTGTTCCAACTCGGCTTCTCGCCAACGGGTATGCATGCGCACCTCGCATCGTTCCAGAACACTAGTCATTGGAACTATCGCCGCGACCGAAATATGGCGAACTACCAAGCACCTGACGTGCACAACTGCTCACTACAGGTCGTGCGCAACGCTAGCGCCGACCCTCTCAAGTACTTGATGAAGTACTTCAACATCAAGCCAAATGAGACCCAACTCGCCCAGGCCGAGGATCTCGGCAACAGCATCACCCGACTCGAAGCCGCCCTCGCCAACCTTCAACAGCGCGAACATAGCATCACCGAATCGATCAACCCACCGGCGTTCATTCTCTGGCTCTACAAGGATGCGTTCATGCGACATGTGGGGGTGAACCTGTCAACGATTACCGTTCCGTACCCCGTGTACATTTTTGAGTACGTCAGCGCAGGCGGAAATAGCTCTCAGCGGGCCACCATCACGTTGAACGCTCCAACGATCGATGTGCTCGTAGAAACCCTTTCGCAGAAGATCCGATGGCGAAAGAGCGTCGCCGGGCAGCGTGCCATGATGACCTCCAGACTGCGCGAAACCATCAAGTCCCGAGATAACTACACGTGCCAATCCTGTTCAGTGTCACTTGCCGCTGAGCCACATCTACTTCTTGAGGTGGACCACATCATTCCGGTATCCAAGGGCGGCATGACGGCCGTGGAGAACCTGCAGACGCTGTGCTGGCGGTGCAATCGAAGCAAGTCGAACAAGCTAACGTCCGCGTAATCCGTGGGCATTACTGCGCTTATCGCGGCGCCATGCGGTGTGTGCGGTCATGAGTGCCGAGGCCAGAGCGCGGGCGTCTTGCATGGGCAGAACGGGCGGGATGTTGGCCACGGCCACCTCATCCCCGCGAGGTGAGATGCGCACTTCGCCCGGGGCCCATGGTCGCGCGGTGATCGGCACTTCGACGTAGCGGCGGCCGGCATCGTCTGTCTGGATGCCGGGCAGCTTGATCACCAGATACCCCTTGGGCTTGAGACCGTCTGGCAGCACCGAGGCGATGAGGTCGGCGACCTGCGCCTGCGTGTAGACGACAGTCTCGATCTCGCCCTCGGCGCCGATGCTCACCTTGCGTGTGAGACCGAACAGGTTCGGGATGCCCTCGATGATCTCGCCAATGGCCTTGCGCGCGTCCATGGGGCTGGTTCTACCCCAGGGGGCCGACATCGCCCTGATCCACGTCTAGTGGAATACCTCCCGGAATACCTCCCGGGTCACCTGCCAGAGGTTGGAGTCTGATCTTTCGCCTCGCGTCCGCCACCCGTCAATCACGGCTTCTCGAACCGTTGGCCACTCGTCCCGGTCTTGGTTGCACCATCGCTGGTAGTAGGAGCCTTCGCGGAATGAATCTCCCTCGCGTCGCAGCCCTAGGACAATGCGGAATTTAACAATCCAAGGTATGGCTGTAGCCACCGAACTACAGGCTGTCGCATACCACTGGATAACTACCACGCTCACGCTAATGACACCGAATAGGTGATGAAGATTAGCAGGGTATGCAAACTTTGAAGCATCCGCGAGGAAGCGGGCTATGTTCACACCGTAATAGAAAGCCAGCCCAGTTATCGCTAGGCCGAGCAATGGTTTATAGATTGAAATAATCTTCATTATCCAGAACCATGTAGTGAACGTGAGTAAATATATTCCGATTTGAGTGAGCCAGAAGCATAGGATCAGTATCCAAAGAATCGTGGATAGCATGAACTGGATACCGAACAGCAGCCCCATCCGTGCGATGGCATATAGCAGCAGGGCGGACCATAGGGTGTAAAGAAGCAGACCTATACAATATCCGGCTTTGCGCCAGCCATTTGAATCTCGGATGCACGGTGAGATTTTCTTCCGGGCGAATATTACGAGAACTGGCAGATACAGTATCGCCCCAAGTAGGGAATAACCATTCGGATAGAATGCCATGTCACCACTGACCCGCGCGAACAGGCGGGGAATGTGGATCACCTCGAGTTCGGCAATCTTCATCGCGGTTATGTTGAGCATCCAAGGCGAGGCGATCAAAATCAAATAGCTAAATAGAAGTAGTGGTAAAGCGCGGTAGAATTTCGCGGCTTGGCCTTGCTCCCTCAGGTGATCGCCGACCTCCTTCTGCCACCGGTAGTAGGTCTTACCTGTATCTACCAAGCTTCGGACGCTGAGCCTGGCCCGCTCCAGTGGCGAGCGGACGCCCTTTTCTGCACCGTCAATAGATTTGGCCGGTAACTCCATGCGTGCTCCCGTGAGTCATGCGCCCTCCCAGCGGCGTTGGAGTGCGCTTGGCCGAAGTATGCAGGTTAGGTCCGACACTTTGACTTCGTCAGTTCACCCGCGCGCTGGCGTTGCGGGGCCGATCGGCGCGCACGGTGCGTACGTCACCTATGCGAACCATCTGGTGACCGTGGGCGTCACGTCCGCGCACCGGCACCCGACCGTTCTGTATCCAGCGTTCGATCGTCCTCTGCGGTACGTGCTCATCTAGGCGCGGCAGTACCACGTCGACAAGCTCGCGCACGGTGGCGTTGCGGTCGTCGAGCTCGCCGAGGTTGCGCGCCAGCACGTCGGCGACCTCGTGCGCGGTGTCGCACTGCGGGCAGACGATTGAGCCGCTGTGACTTGGCGCCATGAGCGCGTACCCACACCGGGTCGCGTTGTCGCCCTTGCGGGCCCGCGCGGTGAGTACCTCGTCGGGTGCCGGGTCGGTGATGCATGGCCCGATGATCATGGGCTCAGGCGGGCGGTTCACAACGCGCGTGATCGATCGGAACAGCTGCTCGATCTCGTCGCAGATCTCGGCACCGTTCTCCTGCAAGGCGACATTGGAGGCCTGCCGGTGCAGCCACTTAGCCATGCGCGCCGTCGTCGCGACCGAGAGCGTGTCCTCCCCGCGCCGTCCGGCGTAGGTCACGCGCAGGTTGTCCACGGGCGTCTCGTTGGGTGTACGCGCTTCTGGGGCGCCGTCGCAGTCGTCGCACAGTGCCCCGGCCGCCGAGGTTGGCAGCGTCACGAAGCACCGCCGACATGCGCCGGCCCGGGCTGGTGGCGCGGAATCGATATCGAACCGATCGTCCGGCTGCTCGCCCTCCGCTTCGATGACCAGTAGCGGCGTTGGCTGCGTGCGGAACTCGGGCACCTCGAGCCCACGCGTCTCGCACATATCGCGGATGGTCGTCGACAGTGCGTTGCCGATCCGGTCGAGCTCGTCGCTGGCGCGACCGTTGACCCGGCCGAGCGCCAGGGCATGCCATAGCGCCGCCTGGTGCCGCTCTCGGTGGTCTCTCGGCGTCGGGGTGGTGTCTTTGTCGCGCGGGAAGGGCTCGACGTGGCTCACGAGACTCTCGTCGCCGTGCAGCACGTCGCGACGCTCGCCCTTGCGTGCACCATCGCCCAGGTTCGCCTGCCCGACAGCGGTTTCGGTGAGTCGATCGATCCACCACGGTAGGTCGGCCAGTCGCTTGCGCAGCTCGGATATGCAGGCCTTGCACACGAACAGATCGGTTGCGCGTTCGCACCGCTTGCACTTGGTCAACGGTTGAATCCCCTTACCATCTTGGCGAATTGGACATCGATATCGTGCTGTTCGATCTGAGCGAGGTGCTGACGCTGCCACGGCTGTAGCGGCATGCCGAGGTGTTCACACATCTGCGCCATGCGGTCAGCGTCGCCGGGTCTCATCGCGAGCCACCGGCGGCAAACGCGGCGAAGGCTTCGGTGCTGGTGTCGAATCGGCACCAGGTCTCGTAGCCATCGCCGACCCGCTTCTCGATCCGCCACTCTCGGTTCACCGGCCAGATCCGCCAGGGCGCGGGAGGCCGGTTCGGCCAGAACGGGGCGTCGAGCTTCATCGCGATGCGGAAAGCGGGTACGGACGCGAGTGTGTAGGGCGATGTCGGCCAGTCGCCGAAGCCCTCGCGGAACGGCCAGTGGTGGGGGTTGTACGCGTGCCCCGAGGGCTCTGCCACGGGCTCGCGCGGGTTGTCGTGCAGCTGGCCGCCATACCAGTACCCCTCGGCCAGCGTGCCGTCTGCGAGCTGGACGGCGACGCGCCCGCCCTCGACCAGGCCGGGGCAGGTGAACCTCTCGGGTCTTGCTTTCTCGGTCACCGTGTCTCCGTTCGCATATCGATTCCTGGGGCTGTGGTGGACGCTGGCGGGTTTTCGGACGGTTGGCGACTATCCGGCCGCAGCGGAGGGACTTTCGAGCGCTGCGCGGGCCCTGGCAGCTCCGGCCCTGGCGATCGCTGAGCGGTCGATGTGATCACAAACCCGGGTGCCGTCGTAGCCGTCGTCGTCGCAGATCTCGCAGACGGCGATGGTGGCGAGCTTGGCCTCCAGCGCGGCGTGCTGCTCGGACTCACGTTGCGCCCGTTGCCGTTCACTGTTCGCTCGGTCGATGCCCTGACGGTTGTGCCGTGCAGCCTCGCAGCCATGGCACGGCGTGCTAGTACCTCCGGGATGCTTCGGGCAGTGAGGGGGTGGGGGGTCGTTGGGGTC